GAGTTCGGCGAAGTGGTGCGCGACGGCGCGCGTCTGGTCCACGCTGCCGGGGTCGACCGGATCGACGAGGACAAGTTCCGCAAGCACCTCAACCCCGGCGAGAAGCAGTGCAAGTTCTGCCGCGCCAAGGCGACATGCCCGGCGCTGCGCGAGGAAATGATCGCGGCTGTTGCGGGTGTCGATCTGGCTCCGGCCAGCGTCGATGAGTTCGCCGCCTTCGCGCCGATGGAAGTAACGGCGGAGACGTCCGGCAACTACCTGTCCATCGCCATGTCCAAGGTCGATCTGGTCGAGGAGTGGTGCAAGGCGGTCCGCGCACGGGTCTTCGAGTTGCTGGCCGAGGGCAAGCCGGTTGACGGTTTCAAGCTGGTGCAGGGCCGCGCAGGCCCGCGCAAGTGGCTCAATGACGACGCGGTCGCCGAGATACTGAAGTTCAAGTTCAAGATGCGGCTGCACGAGAGCCACGAGCTGAAGGTCATATCTCCGACCGAGGCCGAGAAGCGCATCAAGAAACTCAGGGCGGGCGAGAAGAAGTGGGAGGATATCCAGCCCATGATCGTCCGCTCGGAGGGCAAGCCGTCGGTGGCGCCGGTCACCGACAAGAGGCCGGCAATCACGCTGGCGGCAAGTGCGGAAGATTTCGCCGCGCTGGTACAGACCGAGGAGTAAGAAATATGCAACTGATGCTGAAGAACAAGCGCCTGGCTTTCGCCGCTCTCGCCACCCCGCAGGCCATCGGCGACGGGGAACCGGCCTACGGCGGCCGTCTGATCATTTCCCCGAACGACCCCGACGTGAAGGTGATCGACGACGCCATCGTCGCGGTCGCCAAGGACAAGTGGAAGGACAAGGCGGACGACATCCTGTCGGTGCTGCGCGAGGACAAGAAGATCTGCTTCCTGAAGGCGCCTTATCGGTCGAGCAAGACCGGCAAGGTCTACGACGGCTTCGAGGACACGTTCTCGCTCGGTATGCGCAACCCGAAGGCGCGGCCGACGGCGATCGACAAGTACGGCAAGGAGATCACCGACAAGAGCGATATCGAGCGTATTCTCTACAGCGGCGCCTACGTCCACGCCAAGGTTGAGATTTGGGCGCAGGACAACAGCTTCGGCCGACGGATCAACTGCTCCGTGCTCGGCGTCATGTTCGCCGACGACGGCCAGTCGTTCGGCGGCGGCTCGGCGCCTGCATCGGCCGACGAGTTCGCGAGCATGGCTCAGAAGCCGGAAGACGAGCTCGGCGGTGAAGGCGGAGACTATGTCTGATGGCGGACAAGGGCCACAACAGCGAGGCGGCTGACGACCGCCTCAAGCTCCTGATCGAGCGCATCGAGCGCCTGAACGAGGAGAAGAAGGGCATCGCCGACGACATCAAGGACGTCTTCGCCGAAGCCAAGGCGGTCGGCTACGACACCCGGATCATGCGCGAGATAATCCGTCTCCGGAAAATGAAGCCGGATGATCTGCGCGAGTTCGAGGCTGTGCTGGACATCTACAAGACGGCGCTCGGAATGGGCTACGTCTAAAGTCGGTGCTTGCGGCGCAAGCCGGAGAATGCTAGACAACGGGTGCGCCGGGGAAGACGGTTTTCGGATCGTCTCTCGAACGGCCCCGGCGCACCCTGTTCTTAGACGAACCGTGTCAGGGATTTGGAAAGTCATATTCCCCTGACGTCCGAGTTGCTGACAGCCTGGCACGGTTCATCTAAGAGCAGGGGACCTACCGCGTGAAAACGCTTTTCCTAGACCTTGAGACCTTCAGCGACGTGCCGATCACCAACGGCACCTACGCCTATGCCGAGCGCGCCGAGGTGCTGCTGGTGGCGTGGGCGTGGGGCGACGACCCGGTCGAGGTGTGGGACACGGCCGACCGCGACGTGTGGGAGGACTGGGCCAAACCGAAGCTGCAAGGCATGATCGACGACGCCGGGCAGGTAGTCGTCCACGCCAAGAGCGACTTCGACCCTGTGGTGCTGCGCAAGCAGGGCATGCGCGTGCCGCCGGAGAAGATCCTCAACACGTCGGTGCTCGCGCTGCAACATAGTCTGCCGGCGGGGCTGGGCGAGCTGTGCGACGTGCTCGACGTTCCGTTCGATCTGGCCAAGGACAAGGCCGGGAAGAAGCTGATCCAGTTGTTCACCAAACCCCTCGGCAAGAACCGCAAGCTCCGCCGTGCGACGCGCGAGACGCACCCGGCCGAGTGGGAGGCGTTCAAGGTATACGCGGCATCGGACATCACCTCCATGCGCGCCGTGCTGGCGCGGCTGCCGCGCTGGAACGACACGCCATTCGAGCGCGATATCCAGCTTCTCGACCAGCGGTGCAACGAGCGCGGGGTCCGGATCGACCTGGAACTGGCGCAAGCCGCGCTGCGTGCTTTCGACCGCGCGAAGAAGTATCTGTCCGCCGAGGGCGCGGACCTTACCAACGGCGAGGTCGGCGCGCTGACGCAGCGCGACAGGCTCATGGACTATATGGCCAACGGTCTTGGCTTCGAGTTGCCGGACCTGAAGAAGGGGACCGTGCGCGATATGCTCGACGATCCGGAGTTGCCGCAAGGCGTTCGGGAGTTGTTGGAATTGAGGCAGCAGGCTGCCGCCGCGTCGCCGGCCAAGTACAAGGCCGCGCTGCGCACGGTATCGCCTGACGGCCGTCTGCGCGGCATGACGCAGTATTGCGGCGCGTCCCGCACAGGACGGGACGCCGGGCGCCTCGTGCAATTGCAGAACCTTCCTCGCCCGACGCTGAAGCCTGCGGAGATCGAGACCGGCATCCGGGCCATGAAGATGGACTGCGAGGACCTGCTGTATGACCACCGTTAGCGAGATATGCGTCAACGCGGTTCGCGGGATGCTTATCGCGGACGAAGGCAAGAAGTTGGTCGTCGCCGACCTGTCGAACATTGAAGGGAGGGTTGCCGCATGGGTGGCTGGCGAGGAGTGGAAACTGCAAGCCTTCCGTGACTTCGACACGATCATCGGCACTGACGCGGACGGCGAGCCGATCCGCAAGGGCCACGATCTCTACAAGATCGGCGCAGGGCGCATCCTCGGCAAGCGGCCGGAAGACGTAACCAAGCTGGAACGCCAGAACGAGGGCAAGGTCCCCGAGCTCGCCTGCTTCGGGGCCCGTACTATCGTGGTGACGCGTGGCGGCCTGAAAAATATGAAGGATGTACTCCCGGATGACCAACTGTGGGATGGTGTAGAATGGGTAAAGCACCAAGGCCTTATAGACCGCGGAAGGCGGAAAGTGATGATGCTGGACGGGGTGCAGGTGACACCCGACCACCGCGTTCTAGCCGGAGAGACCTGGCTATCGGCGGAGATGGTAGGTTCCTCCCAGACTACCCTAGACCTAGCGTTGGCGACAGGTACGGCGAGCTTACAGTCGTTGACGTCGATCGAGGCTACGAGCCCGGAAACATACGTTTCGCCACCAAACGCGCCAACCGCAACAACCAGCGCAAGATCAGAGACATGCAAGCCGAGATCGACAGGCTACGTGAATGTCTTCGACATTGTAAATGCGGGGCCGCGCAATCGCTTTACGATTATTTCTGACCACGGGGCGCTGGTAGTCCACAACTGCCAGTTCCAGGGGGCTGTCGGCGCCTTCGCGACGATGGGCGCCAACTTCGGTGTCGTGCTGCCCGAGGAGCGCGTGATCGAGATCGTCAAGGCTTGGCGGAAGTCGCATCCGCGCATCGTCTCGACGTGGTACGCGATCGAGGATGCCGCGAAGGCGGCGATCCGCTTCCCGGACGAGCGCTTCGAGGTCAATGGGTTCCTGTGCTTCGACAGCGTAGACGGCTGGCTCCGCATCCGCCTGCCGTCGGGCCACTACCTGAGCTACCCCAAGGCGCGCGTCGGTGAAGTCTGCCACAGGTGCGGTGGGTCGGGGCAACATCTCGAAAGCGGCGTTGCCAATGCGACGAAGATGGTCGTCTGTCTAGACTGCGACGGCAGCGGCAAGGCGGACACGCAACTGCGATACGACGGGGTCGATCAGTACACGAAGAAGTGGGGAACGATCCGGACCTACGGCGGCAAGATATTCGAGAACTGTGTTCAGGCCATCGCCCGCGACGTGTTCATGTGCGGCTTCCGCGCGGCCGAGCGCGAAGGTTATGCGGTTGTTTTGCGGGTTCACGACGAGCTGATAACCGAAGTGCCGGACGATCCGCGCTACAACGCCGGGCGTCTGAGCGCCTTGATGGCCACCAACCCGCCGTGGGCGGTGGGACTACCGCTGGCGGCTGCGGGCCACGAGATGTACCGCTACGCGAAGTTGGACTGATGGGCGCCCCTGAAGCGAGAATCGAGAACTACCTGCGCCGGCGAGTGCGCGAGGAGGGCGGTCTCATCCGCAAGGTGCGCTGGATCGGCCGGCGAGGCGCCGCGGACAACATCGTCAAATGGGAATTCCCCCGTTTCGCCTATGTGGAGTGCAAGGCGGAAGGGGAGGAGGTCGACTGGGACAGCCCGCAAGGGCGCGAGATCACGCGCCTGCGGTCACTTGGCTACCTGGTCTACGTGGTCAACAGCAAGCCTGCGGTCGACGCCATGATCGCGGAAGTGAAAGGAGGCATCAAATGACACACGCGATGATCGACACAGAGACGTGGGGCATCCGTCCGGGTAGCGCGCTGCGCTCGATCGGCGCTGTCACGTTCCACCCGCTGACAGGCGACATCTCGTCGCGCTTCTACCGCAACATTTCCCGTGAATCGTGCGAGCGTGCCGGGCTGGAAATCGACCCCGAGACAGAGAAGTGGTGGGAAGACCAATCGGCCGAGGCGCGCGCCGCGCTGGAGCCCGACCAGGTGTCGCTGGCCTCGGCGCTGTCCGACTTCCTGAAGTGGTGGGAAACCAACAAGGCCAAGTTCTTCTGGTCGCACGGCGCCAACTTCGACGAGGTCCTGGTGCGCTGCGCAATCAACGCTGTCGGCCTCGACGTGCCGTGGGACTTCTGGAACGTGCGCTGCTCGCGCACTGTGCTCGCGCTCAACAACCGCAAGCCGAGACGAGAGAACACGACGCACCATCACGCGCTCGACGATGCAATCGCCCAGGCTGTGGCGGTCGCTGCGGCGCTCAGGGACGGAAAGACCTACCTATGACTGCGGACATAAGCGAGACCTTGGCCGAACGAGGCAATCGGTATGGCAGCTTTACAGGACACGCGGCAGTGACGCAGCGTCTGAAAACAACCATGGCAGGGAGCGATAAGTGGCACCTGCTCGCGCCAGACCAGAAGGAGGCGCTGGAAATGATCGCGCACAAGATAGGGCGCATACTGAACGGCGATCCGAACTATCACGACAGTTGGCACGACATTGTCGGGTACGCGAAACTCGTCGCTGATCGCCTGGCCTTAGAAGGGATTTGAACCACAATGTACGAAGTGCGACGTGGAGATTGTCTGGCGGTTATGCGAGACATACCGGATAATAACGTGGACTCATGTGTGACCGATCCACCGTACCACCTAACCAGCATCGTCAAGCGATACAGCAAGACCTCGCTCGACGGAGAAGGCACAAACGAGCGCAGGGCGGCGTCCCGCGCCGACGCGCTGGCAAGGCTGTCGCGCGGGTTCATGGGGCAGATTTGGGACGGTGGCGATCTGGCGTTTCAGCCCGAACTTTGGGCCGAGGTGCTCCGAGTGCTCAAACCCGGCGCGCATCTAGTCGCTTTCGGCGGCACGCGGACCTATCACCGCATGGCCTGCGCGATCGAGGACGCAGGCTTTGAAATCCGCGACCAGATTGGTTGGACATACGGCAGCGGCTTTCCCAAGAGCGCCGACGTCTCGAAAATGATCGACAAGGCGGCCGGTGCCGAGCGGAAGGTCGTCGGCAAATCAGCTCGACACGTAAGCGGCAAGCCTGAACAGCGAACCGCCGGTCTTTCAGGCTCATCGACGTTCGCCGAGACGGTCGGTATGGGCGCATATTTAACCGCACCCGCCACCGCCGAGGCCGCGCAATGGGATGGCTGGGGGACCGCGCTCAAGCCCGCATGGGAGCCGATCTGCCTTGCGAGGAAACCGCTATCCGAGAAGACCGTCGCCGCGAACGTCCTGAAATGGGGAACTGGCGCGCTCAATATCAACGGTTGCCGTATAGGCGTTTCCGATGCCGACACGCGCGACGTCGGGCGACAAATCACGCGCAATGTCCGCGATGCCGATGGCTGGGGAATGAATAGTGCAAACGCTCAATCGGGCGTTACGGTTATCAATCCAGATGGCCGCTGGCCCGCCAACCTCATCCACGACGGTAGTGACGAGGTGCTGGCACTGTTTCCAGACAGCAAGGGCCAACAAGGCGACGTGCGCGGCACCGAGCCGTCGTTGCCCACCGACCAGATTTATGGGCAGTTCAAAAGGCGTGTTGCTTCGCCCGCTCGCAACGATTCCGGCTCGGCGGCCCGATTCTTTTATTGCGCCAAGGCGAGCAAGAAGGACCGTGGCGAGGGCAACGTCCATCCGACAGTTAAGCCCACCGACCTGATGCGCTACCTATGCCGTCTCGTAACCCCGTCACGCGGCATCGTGCTCGATCCCTTCACGGGCAGCGGATCGACGGGGCTGGGGGCGTTGCTGTGCGACTTCGACTTCATCGGCATTGAGAAGGACGACGGTTACGCCAACATCGCTGACAGGCGTCTCAGCGCCCTGTCGGATGAACTGGGTCTCAACTACATATGAGCGAAGTCCCCCGCATATTCACGCCGCATCCACATCAGCGCGAGGGGCTGGATTTCTTGCGCGACGTGCAGCGGCCGGCCCTGTGGATGCCGATGGGCGGTGGCAAGTCGATCACGACGCTGACGGCGCTCCTCGATCTCGACTACTGCGAGGAGGTGTTTCCCGCTCTCGTACTGGCGCCGCTGCGCGTCGCCAACGGCACGTGGGTGCGCGAAGTGGAGAAGTGGGAGCACACCAAGCACCTGGCAGTGTCGGCCATCGCAGCGCGACGCAACCCGAAGACCAGTGCGACAGAGGCCGAGCGCTCGGCCGCGCTGCGCGCGCAGGCTGACATCTACACGCTGCCCTACGGTTCGCTGACGTGGCTCATCGACAAGCTCGGCGACGACTGGCCGTTCAAGACGGTGATCGCCGACGAAAGCACGCGGCTGAAGAATTTCCGTATTAGGCAGGGGGCGAAGAACCCCCGAGCCCTCGGCAAGGTGGCGCACGGCAAGGTCAACCGGTTCATAAACCTGACCGGTACGCCGGGCAGCAACGGCCTTAAGGACCTGTGGGGACCGGCTTGGTTCCAGGACAAGGGCGATCGTCTCGGGCGCACTTACAGCGCCTTCGAGCAGCGTTGGTTCCGCAAGGGGTACGACGGCTACAGTCTTGAACCGATGGAGCACACCGAGCGCGAGATCCACGCCAAGCTGCGCGACATATGCCTGACCGTGAGGGGCCTCGAAGTCGCGGAACCGATCCGCAACATCATCGACGTCGAACTGGAGCCGGGGGTGCGCGAGCACTACCGTTCGATGGAGAAGAACTTCTGGGCCGACATCGGCGAGAATGGCGTCGAGGCGGCCAACGCAGCGGTAAAGGCGGGTAAGCTGCTCCAGATCACTGGCGGCAACATCTTTACCGACGAGTTCGGCGGCTACGAGGCTATCCACGACCTTAAACTGGACGCGCTGGAGAGCGTCGTCGAGGAAGCGGCCGGGACGCCCGTGTTCGTCTCGTACAACTTTCAACCCGAACTCGAACGCATTCTCAAGCGCTTTCCGGGCGCGCGGCACCTCGACGCCGATCCGAAGACCGAAGACGACTGGAACGCCGGGCGCATACCGATG